TGTTTAAATCTGCCATCTATTAAAGAAGAGGATTTGGCATTAAGCCTTTGGACATAAGTAAATCTTCCATTGTGTTAAAATCGTATGTACGCTCCAAAGGGCGAATAGGTTCAACAATACGAGCACGTCCCATACCTTGTTGTGTCATATCTTCAGCAGCGGAATTGCGAATAGGATTTAAGGCTTCTGTCCTAGGCTGTGATCGCATCTCTTGAGCATACTCACGAACAGGTATAGTACCGTTAGAAGGTGTAAGGTCAGTACGGCGTGGGTCGGTTTGAGCAAACTGATTACGACCATTAAACATCATGTCGTAAGCTGTTTGAGATTTCGGCCCCCAGTCTCCGTCTTGCTTAACTCCTATTGATTTTTGTAGAGATTTGATAGCACTTGTATCTGAAGCCTCTAATCCTAACGGGAGGGTAGCTTTATTATTAGGAAACTCCATAGGCTTTTCATTAGGAGAAGGGAGAGCTTCCGGTTTTGCATTTACTAAACCACCAAAATCTTCTACTTGAGCGGGAGTAGACAAACCAGCCACAGAAGCGGCGACTTTACGCATGCGCCCTGCTACTCCTGTTTTATCTTTTACAGATGTTCTAAAATCATCATTGTCTGTAAATTCTTTAGCTGCTTCTGTAAACTTACCTTCGTTAAATAACCTAACAAACTTAGGGCTTTGTCCTAAATCACCACGGTATTCAGCTTGTACTAACTCTGCTTGCATTTCTTCTGGTAATGTATCAAAGTTTTTTATTCTCTTTTTTGCTCTTTTTACATGGTCTTGAAAAGTTTCATCAAAAGATTTATCAATGTACTTTCCAGTTTGACCAACACCAAAAGTAGTTATTCCTTTATTGTCTTTATACAACGCAGGGACATAACCTTCTTCTTCTACTACACGGCGCTCTGCATAAGATAGTTTTCTGCCTTCTTTTTTTTCTACTTCTCTTATAGCATCTTTTCCATAAAATATCTTCTTAGTAGCCATTGTTAATGTCCTCTGCGTCTGAAACGTCTTCGATGATGGTAGCATCTCCACCGATGCCATTAATAGTAATGTTAACAGAAGGGCGACCACCCCCAGCTTTATCCTTCTCAAAATAGGACATCGGTAACATCCTATCCACAAGGAGTTTCCACGCCGCTGCTTGGTTCTTATGTTCGTCATCTAGTGCCGCATCTAGGATGGAGTCAATAACCCTCTTACTCTTAGGGGAAGCCAATAACCTAGCCTTAAACTCTTCGACCGCCGCCGCATCCCCTTTAGGACGACCAACTGATCTTTTCTTAACTGCCGCTAGTTCGTTCTTAGTGGGACGACCGGGGCCTCTCTTAGCAGGTTTGTCCATTTCTGGTTCCTTGTGTTTTGTGTTACTATATAGTCTTGGTAGTCCTAAACCACTTGAGGACTCGTTGTCTATATAGAGGTTCTAGGGGTTATATACACAATGAAGTCGTTTGACTTTAGAGGTCCCCAAGAAACCAATTAAAAGTTTCATACCTATATAGTACAAACTCTAAGTAGACATTATACCACACTTTTGCTAAAATGTCAAGCGTTATCTTCACTTTTCTGTGGCTTATTTACCACAGGTAGAGGTCGATATCGTCACCTATGCGACACCTTAGTTTTTAGTTTGTTTTTTTGGGGGACTCTAACGTCCAGACGCAACCGTCAACAACTCAACTTACTAGTCAACGATCTCGACTGGTGATAGGTTAGTCCTCAGCAATACTAGTTATTCACAGGTTATCCACAGCAGGGGTTTTATCGTGTGTTATCAACCTACTCCGTCTATATAGGGGTTATCTGATCTGTCCCTAATTAAACCCTATATTGACCCTATTTTGTATCTGGGCGGGTACTCTTACCGCTGCATAACCGTGTTCCCCCTCCCCCGTCTCTTTATAGCCCTCCCCCTAGCATGGTCTTTGTAGTTGTGGTAGGTAGGTAGGTAGGGCTGTGTGGCACCCTATTAACACAATCTACGCTAACTGTCAAGCATTAGAATACCCATGTAATTTACTAGGGTATTATTTATTTGTTGACAGCTTGATAATCTTATGAGATACTATATTCATAGGTCAGGCAATAAGGCATAACCTACACACTGGAAAAATCATGATTATCAAAAGCGAAGCGTATACTGTGACTAATGACCACTTGTTGAAAGCATATACCACTGTCTCAACTGAATTCTGGAAAGCGCATGCGCGCATATCTGAGACATTCGACAGCAAGACCGAACAGTTAGAAGCGATCAACGAACTAATCCGATTCGGGGATGCTATGGTTAAAATCAACGAAGCAAGATCAACGCTATTCTAAACCTTTACAATAGCCCTATAAACTATGGGGTTATTAATAAGGGTTTATATTGAACCTTTTAACCTAGATAGGAACCACAACATGTCAGTCACCAAAGAACAAGCGATCGCTAACATCACAATAGCTAAGTTACAAGCCCAACTAGCATGGACAGTCTATGTAGACTGGGATGCAAAGTATGATGAACATGTAAGGGCAGAGACCAAGTATGAAACCATGCGGGAAATTTACATTCAATGTGGCGTATTAACTTGGGATGATATTCAAGGCATGCGTAAGTATGTTATTAGAGAAGCAGAGTAATGTGACCAGCGAAGCCCTTACAATTTGTGAGGGTTTCCTTGGCAATATTGCCAGCGTTAAATTGACAGGGGTTATCATGTTAGTATTCGATTACACCAGCAAAAAAGAATTGAAGGCGTGCGTTGGCAAGCCATTGCATTACATTGAAACCAGCATGTTTGGGGATGAATATGTTGGGGACGGGGTTTTAACTGGATGCAATAGACCACACATAACAGGACACAAACGCGAGTTCTTTGCCCGTGTTAAAATGGTGTCCGGCTTGATTTACAAAGTAGAATAGCAAGCGAAGCCCTTACATTGTGAGGGTTTCACTGGCTATCTTGCCACTGTCCTAGAATTGGAATTAGAATGCAACAAGTGATTCACATAAGTACCATGTCAGGCAAGCTCAAAGGCTTGCGTGCGATCAGTACAAACACACTGACCAACCCATTTTGTATTAAGCAAAACGCAAGTGGCAAAGCGGATAACATTTGCACTATGTGTTACAGCGTCAATATGCTGTCAACTTTTCGTAAGAATACCGCACCAGCATTACAGCGTAACAGTGACTTGTTGCCCATACGTGAGTTAACTGATCGCGAGATACCATTTATCAACGAGCGCATATTTAGGTTCAGTGCTCATGGTGAGTTAGTCAATACAACTCATTTGGTTAACTTGTTCCGTATTGCAGCCTTGAACGCTGGCTGTACTTTCAGCCTTTGGACAAAGCGCAAAGATATAGTTAAAAAAGTCTTAGCTACTATGACCAAGCCTGACAATATGATCTTGATCTACAGTAACCCAACTATTGATAAAGTATTAGCAAAGCCACCAGAGGGTTTTCAACGCAGCTTCAACAACGTAAGCAAGGGTGTTATGGTTGAAGCACAAAACTGCACTGGACAGCGCTGTATCGACTGCCAGTTATGCTACTCGCACGACACAACAGACACAATTATTGAGGCTGTAAAATGAAAATAGTTATAGGCTTCATGGGAACGGTGGTCGCTATATATTATGGCGCACCTATATTATTTAATGCAATTCTAAGTTTTGCTATATTCCAAAGGGTTACACAATGAAAGCGATACTGACTTATGAGGGCGTGGATTTCCAAATATTCTATGACGTGCAGCAGCCAGAGAATGAAATAGGGTTCAGGGGTGCGGTAGACATATCGGGTATATACATTGTAGGTAGCACGCAGGACATATCAGAACTACTTGCCGACCACGTGGTTGACTACTTAACCGACGAACTACAAGATAACTTTTAACAACACCAAGCCAAGCCTATATCGTGTGGGCTTGTCTGGGCGCTGTTGCCTTTGACCAGGGGAATGATATGATTTTAACTATTGAATATGATGCAAACAGCCGTGTGCTTGAGAAAGTGCAGCAACACATTGACTGGGCTTTGAAACATAACCCAGACATGAATGGTGTGCGACTTACAATCGAGCGTGGTGACTACACTAGCATGTCAGGAGATGTTGAGGGTCACGCGGCTGTGACGCTGTTTCATGATGTCCAGCGTATTATTGAAAACGAAAAACGTGCTTACATAACCCCGCAATTAATTAAGCACGAAACTACTATGATGGAGATTCAAAATGTTAGATGAATTAATTCTGCAAAGCTGTGGGCGCATTGTTGCGTGCGTATTCGTGAAGAAGGACGGCACGACACGCAAGATAGTAGGGCGCTTAGGCGTAACCTCCTACCTCAAAGGGGGCAAGAGCACGCTCAATCCAGAAACCTACATCACTATATTCGATATGCAAAAACAAGCGTATCGCTCGATTAACCGTTCCACTATTTTGAGTGTAACTACAGGAGGCGTGCACCATGTATGAAATCCAATGCCGTTGGAGTAGGCTTGTTGTCTACCGCAGTCTTGAACGTATGATGTGTCGTGATTGGTTAGACCTCAATAACGACCCCGACATCTTCGTAATTGTCAAGGTAAAATCTTGAAAATAATCTTAACCTATGTTATACTGATTGTAGCCTTCGTAGTAGCAGCAAGCATTACGAGGGGCTTTTAATAAACCTATAC